TTAAAATATTAAATTAAAATTATGGCTAAATCAAAAAATACTTACTCGTGGAACTGTCGCACAGTCGATTGTTATACTAAATTAGATTCTAACTCTGACGTTGTTTATAATATTCATTGGCGTTATACTGCAACTTCTGACAAAGTAGATTCAGAAGGTAATCCGTACGTAGCAACAAGCATTGGAACGCAATCAGTATCTACAGAAGACATCAAAGATTTCATACCTTTTGCAGACTTAACTAATACTAAAGTTACTGAATGGTGTGAGACTGCGATTGGTGAAGAACAAGTTGAAAAGATGAAAGAAGGGTTAGATGCACAGATTGAAGAAAAAATAAATCCAACTCACGTTACACTTCAAGTTTCTGAATAAAAATAATTTTAAAATTCTTTCCTTAGCTTTGTAATATTGTTTAACAAATAAATTTTATTATTATGGCTACAAGTGGTGTATTTAATGGAACTAATTTACTTTTAAAATTATCATCTGATGGTGGTTCAACTTTCACAAATCTTGGACATACAACGAGCTCAAGCATTTCATTTAGTCTCGATACGCCAGAATCAACAAGCAAGGATTCTGGAGGGTATAGAGAAGTAATCGCTGGATTACGTTCTATCGAGATTTCTTTTGATGGGCTAGTTGCGTATGATGATGGTTTTGGTGCTGAATCTTTAGTAAATATTCTAAATAACAGGACAAAAATTAAAGCACAATTTGGTACTGCTTCTTCTGGTGACCCAGTTTATACTGTTGATGGTTTTATTTCATCAATAGAAGTAAGTGGGGAGATGGAAAGCCCAGTAAGTTATTCTGGTACTTTCATTGCAACTGGTGCAGTATCTATTGCTAGTTAATTTTTTAATTACAATATCTTTTCATAAATTTGATTTATGAATAAGCAAAGAGGTTACTATACTCTTGTTATTGGTGGTAAAGAAAGAACTATGCATTTTAGCATGAACTTTTGGGCATCATTAACAGAAACCTTAGATGTTGGATTACAAGATTTAGAAAAAGTTTTTTCAGATAAGTCGCAGTTATCGTCTATTAGGGCGATTATATACTGCGGCTTATTAGCTTATGACCAAGAAGAAGGTAAGGAAATAGATTATAATATATATAAAGTTGGTTCATGGTTAGATGAATTAAATCAAGATGAGTTTAATCATATTATGACCGCTATGACAGAAACTAAAATACTTGGTAATAAATTAAATGCAGGAGTTGAAAGAACTCAAAAAAAAAATCAACCGAAAACGAAATAAGCAACTGGAATAGTATATTAGATTACTATATTGGTCAAGTTGGCATATCTCCTAATGATTTTTGGAAATACACATTCAAAGAATGTTATTTAGTTGCAGAGCATTTTCATATCAAAAACAATATTGACTGGGAAAAATTTAGATATGTATCATGTATGATATACAACACTAATATATCAAAATCAAGTCAAGCAAAAAAACCAAGTCAGTTATTTAGATTGCCACAAGATAATGTGAAATATAAAATAGCACCTAAATCAACAAAAGAAAGCTACGAACTATTTAAGAAAAAAATACAGGAAGCAGAAAAAAAAAGCAAAAGTAAATAATTCTTATATTTGTATAAATATCTGATATGGCTCTAAGTAATTTTATAATACCAGTAAAGGTTGATACATCTCAAGTTTCAAAAGGTTTGAGAAATGTATCAAATCAATTTAAAAATTTATCTAATGGTTTAAAAAGCACAGGCCAGGCATTAACACTAGGTGTAACTGCACCACTAACACTATTAGGTAGAGAATTTGTAAAAACTGCTAGTGATGCAGAAGAAACACAAGCAAAGTTTAGTGCTGTTTTCAAAGAACTTACTGGAGATGCAGAGGAGTTTGTACAAGCAACAGCAGAGCGTATAGGTCGTTCTTCTAATGACCTACGTAAATTTATGGGTACACTACAGGATACTTTTGTTCCTTTAGGATTTGCACGTGAAGAGGGTTTAGAATTTTCTAAGGCATTAACGGAATTAACATTAGATTTAGCTTCTTTTAACAACATGGCAGAAGCAGAAGTTATGCAAGGACTTCAATCAGCCATTGTTGGTAATCATGAAACCATGAGAAAGTTTGGTGTAATAATAAACCAAACAAATCTTAATCAAGAGTTGTTGAATATGGGTGTTAAGGATGGTATTAAAAATGCAACAGAAGCACAAAAAGCACAGGCAAGATTAAATATAATAATGGCAGGAACTGCAGATGCACAAGGCGATGCAGAAAGAACTGCAGGTAGTTTTGCAAATCAAACAAGAAGATTAAAAGCAGGTTTTGAAGAACTTTCAATAGAATTAGGTAATGTTATAATGCCCGTAATACAAAGATTAATAACATTTTTTGGTAATCTTATTAGCAGATTTAGAGGTTTAGATAGTGAAACTAAAATATTAGTTGTTGCTTTAGGTGGTATAGCAATAGCCATTGGACCAATAATGACTGCATTAGGAATGTTAATATCTCCTATAGGTTTAGCTGTTGCAGGGTTTGTTGCCTTTGCCAAAATAATTTTTGATAATAGTGATGCTATATTAGAAAATTTAGTTGCGATTACAAATAACTTTATTAATATATATAATAATAGTTTATTAGTAAGGGCAGGGATACAGGGTATATTTTTTGTTGCAAAAACTGTATTTAATTTTATAGTTCTAGGTGTTAAAACTATTGCAGATGCCTTTAAGGGATTAGGCAAAATAGTATTATCAGCATTAAAAGGTGATTTTAGTTCTATAAAATCAATATTTAATGAAACATTTTCTAACATTGGAGAAAACGTAAAAGAGTTTGGAGAAAAAGTATCTGAAGATTTAGCTGATGGTGTTTCTAATACATTAGAAGGTCAATTAGAGCATGTAACAACTGATGGTATAAAGAAAGGTTTTTCTAATGCGATAAGCAACGTAAAAGAATTTATTTTAAGTAAAGCTAAAGAACTAGGATTTCAAGTTCCAACAGCAATATCTACGGCAATGGCAGAGGCAGGAGCTGTATTAGGTGGTGATGGTGAAGATGGGCCAATTGATAAATTAAATAAACAATTAGATACTTTAGACGAAAAATCACAAACTGTATCAAGTGCTGTTGCTGAACAATTTGCTAATTTCTCAAATAGTTTAGTAAGTTCTTTTAATCTAGCTGAAAGTGGTATTCAAGGGTTTTTTAGAAAAATAATGGAAACTATTGTGAAATTAACTCAAATGATTGTGCAACAAAGTGTGATACAAAGAATGACAAAAAAGAAAAATATCAAAGCATCACAAGGTGAAGCCATCGCAGAATCAGTTTCAAATGCAACAAAATCAGCAGGAGCTACTGGGCCTGCGGCTGTATTTACGCAACCTGCATTTATAGCAACTTTGGTTGGTGGAGTTTTAGCAGCGTTTGCATCTATACCAAAATTTGCAAAAGGTGGAATCGTGACAGGACCGACACTTGGTTTGGTCGGTGAGGCAGGGCCAGAGGCTATAATACCACTTAACAAATTAGATGGTATGATGAGTGGTGGAACAAAAGGAGAATTTATATTGAGAGGTCAAGACCTTGTATTAGCACTAGAAAGAGCAGATGATTTCAGAACTAGAATAACAGGGTAATGGCTTACGGTGAGAGATTTAGAATTGATTTTTTTGATGTAGATGAAAATAAATTTAGACTTCAAATATTCAAAGACGGATATACTGGAAGTGTAAAAAGTAATTTAAAACTTGGACCAAATCCAGTACAAGTATCATGGAAACAATCAGATGATTATTTTAATCCAATAATAGGTAGTAGTTGCAGGTTACAATTTTATATTGATGATGCTACTGGTGGTGATGAATGGGAAGATGAGGAAACAACTTGGGAAAATGCTTTTTGGTCTTGGGAAGAATCTGGATTAGAGTTTTTACAGCCTACATTTGATAGAGAATTTAAAGTGGTTATTTCTTACGAAAGTTCATCTGGAACTTTTACTAATTATTGGACTGGTTTTATTGTACAAGACCAATATACAATACCATTAATATCATATCCTTATTTAGTAGAAGTAACAGCATCAGATTTAATTGGAACTATTGATGGTTTCACTTATGATTTATCTACACAAACGCCATCATTGTTTGCTAGTATAAGAGAATGTTTAAAAAATATTAATGTGCAAGATGCAAGTGGAAACTCTGGTAAGTCATTAGATTTTGGATATAAAATATTATGTAGATATAATTCAAAAGTTAGTGGTACATTAACAAGCAATGGTAATCCTTTTTTAAATATTTTTATTAATGACAAAAGTGCATTCAATGATGAAAATGGCAATGCCTTTAGTTGTAAAAAAATATTAAAATCTATATTGCAAATGTTTAATGCAAGAATATTTCAGCATGAAGGTACTTGGACAATTATTGATAATGCATCACTTTCTTTAAGCTCTTTTTCAGATGGTGGTGGTTCATATTCAAAAGAATTTTTGTCATATACTAAAACTGGTTCTGTACCGACTGATGCTACAATTAGCATTTCAAATCCATTAATTAATATAAATGATACATCTGATAACGGTACCT